TCAGAATGTCCTTTCGGGGAAGCGGAAGCGGGCCACGATGCGCCGCCGCCAGGGCGGGGTCAGCGCGCTCTCGACCACGCCGTGACCGCTAAAGGAATGGATGAAGGCCGGCGCGCCCCCGCGGTCGGAAGCGAGCCCCAGATGCTTGGCCACCGCGCCGCCCCGCATCCGGAACAGCAGCACGTCGCCGGGCTCGGGCGCGCCTTGGCCTTGCGGAACGAGATGGCGCAGCGCCGCGGCCCAGAGCGCTTCCTCACCGCCGGGTTCGGACCAGTCGCGGGAATAGGCCTGCGGCGCCTCGGGCTCGGGACCCAGCAGCTCGCGCCAGAGGCCCCGGATCAGCCCGAGGCAATCCGCGCCCACCCCCCGGACCGATGCCTGGTGCAGGTAGGGCGTGCCGATCCAGCCGCGCGCCGCCGCGACCACGGCCCCGCCCTCCAGCGTGACCGGGCCCGGCCTGTCTATTGCCGCCCCGCTCATCGCCGGCTGCCGCCATCGGTGGCGCCTGCGCGGGACGGGTGGACCATCACCCAATCCTCTTCGGGCAGGTCGGGGAAACCCTGGAAATTCACCCCGTTGTCGAACTTCAGGCGGCAGGTCTCGAACCGCTTGTCGCAGCCCGCCACCAGTCGCAGCGGATCGCCCGGGGCCACCTCGGCGCGCAGGCTCTGCCACAGCTCGACCACCCGGCCACCGCCCTCGGCCCGCTCTTCCTTGATCGCCGCGTGCAGGCCCTGCGCTGCGCCGCCCAGCACCTCCAGCCGGCCGCGGGTGAACCAATCGACGGCAAAGCCCGGCAGGTCGGCAAAGCGAAAGACCCGCGCCTCCTCCACCCGCTCCACCGCGATCTCGGTGACGTAGCCCGGCACGGTCAGGTCCGCGCGGCAGGCCGCATCGCCCAGAACGGCCGTGCAGGGTTTCTGAAAGACCCGCCCCAGCGGCCGGTTGAGCGCCGCGCTCAGGCCCCGGATCTCGGCCCGGAAGGCGCCGTCGATGCGCGTCAGCTCCCCGATATGGCCGCGGAACATGAGCGCGCGCTGCTCCGGCGCCGCCCAGTTCACCCGCCATGCCCGCACCTCGGCCCCGTCGAAACGACCGGCCTCGATGTCTGCCTCGCTGATCCCGCTATCCGACAGCGCGCCCAGCGCCTCGGTGTTGTCGACCGACAGCCCCGTGGCCCGCGCCAGCGCCATGGCCGACAGCCCGGTATCGGGCCGGAACGTCACGCCTTCGAAACCCAGCGGCCCGTCATGGTCGGTGAAGCCGAAGACCGCGCCATCCGCCCGGGTGATCGCCCAGGCGTGGCAGAGCGTGGTCAGCCCGCTGTCCAGCAGCGCCTGGAATGCCTGTGTGAACGCCATCAGACCCGAAGCTCCACCACCGGCACGCTGGGCACCTCGCCCGCCTGGAAGGTCGCCACGCTGACCTGGATCGCCTCGGTGTCGAAGCGCACCGGCACGTCGAACTCGAAGCCCGCGGTGACCGGCATGTCCTCCCCGGGCGGGCGCGCGAAGGTGACGATCCCGGTCGTCGCGTCCAGCTCGAAATGCACGCCCTCGCGCAGCTCGTCACCCTGCACGCCGCAGACCACCGTCCCCGCCACCGGCTTGGCGATGGGCCGCGCGTAATCCGCCTCCCCCGAGCGGTAGTGTTTCACAAGCTGGAACGCGGTCCGGAACCCGTCCCCGGTGCCGATCCGCTGATCCTCGTAGCGGACCTCCTGCGACGGCTGGCCCGAGCGGTAATCGGCCCAGTCCTTCCAGCGGAACCCGTAGAGCTGCCCGCGCCGTGCCTCGAAAAAGGCCAGCACCTCCGCCAGGTCGTCGAGCGATCGCATGCCCATCCCCGCATCGTAGCGCCGCCGCGAATGCGCCCAGGGCGTGTTGCGCTCTTCATAGCCAGAGGCCAGCGGCACGATCTCCGTCCGCCGCTCCGGCCCTCCGGCCGAGCCGAAGCTCAGCGCGGGGGGAAAGCGTGTTTCGTGAAAGCTCATGACATCCTCCTCAGCGGTTGCGCTGGCCGCGGGCCAGCACCCGGCCCATCTGCGCCGCGATCTGTCCCTGCGAGCGGCGGAACCCCTCCACGTCCGGGGTGGTGATGTTCATCACCACGTGGACGCGGGCTCCGCCCTCGGCGCGCACGCCCAGCTTGCCGTCGGCCCCGCGCGACAGCGGCATGATCGCCTCCGGCCCCGCCTCGCCCATTAGCCCGGTGCCCCCGCGCATCGGAAAGCTCACCGGTCCGCGGACCACGCCGCCCGAGGCGAAGGGCATGACGCGGCCCTGGGTGAAAGCCCCGCCATCGGCAAAGGGCGAGGCCGCGCCGAAGACGCTGCCGATGCCCGCGGCCAACACGCTGCCCACATGGTTCGCCACCGGCTTCACCGCCGCGTTGTAGGCGGTGTCGATCAGCGACTGGCTGACCGTGCGCAGCGCGTCCGACAGGCTCGCCCCGTCCAGCACCAGACCGTCGATCGCCCGCTTCACCCCGCGGCTGAGCGAGCTTTCCAGCCGCTGCGCCCCGCGGTGCGTTTCCGAAAAGGTCTGGTTGATGCGCCGCAGCTCCGCCTCGAACCCGGCGGTCAGCCCGGCCGCCCGTCCCATCGCGCCGTCCAGCGCATCCACCTGCTCCTCGAGATCGTCGAACCCGTCCGCCATCATCCCTCTCCCGTATCACCCGTCTTGCCATGCTCGTCCGGATAGGCCGCCATCAGCGCGTCCAGCCCGGCCCGCCGCAGCGGGTTGCCGGCCTCGCCCAGCATCAGTTTCAGCTCCGCTGGCGTGAGCGCCCAGAAGCCCTCGGGCGACAGCCCCAGCCCTCCGAGCGCCGGCGCCCGGCAGCCCAGCCGCATGAGCGCGGGCCAGTCGAAGCGGCTCATCCGCCGCCCGCCTCCGGCACGGCAAAGGCTCGCGCCAGAAGCTCCGCCGCCGCCCGCGCCGCGGCCATCGGTCCGCCCTCGATCTCGGCGGTGGTCAGATCCGCCGCGCGCCCCTGCCAGCCGCCGCCCCTGAGCCCCGCGAGGATCAGCGACAGCAGGTCGCGCGAGGAAAAGCGCCCCTCCTCGAACCGGGCGATCAGCGCAACCAGGCTGTCCTCGCCCAGCCCCGCCTCCAGCTCGGCCAGCGCGCCCAGGGTCAGCCGCATCACCTGCGGCGCCCCGTCGATCACCAGCGTGACCTCGCCGCGCCATGGATTGCCCGCGGGCCGCTCCATCACAGCGCCACGAAGCTCAGCGCGCCCGCCGAGGCCAGCGACAGCTCGTAGGTCGCCTCCCCGTCATGGCTGCCCGCATATTCCAGCGCGGTGATCTGGAACGCGCCTTCCACGGTGCCGAAATCCGGGATGATCACCTGGAAATCCGGCACCTCGCCGTCAAAGAAGATCTGCCGCGCGCGTTCGTCGGTGCCCGTGTCACGGAACACGCCCGAGCCCGAGATCGCCGCCGATTTCACCCCGGCGCCGGACAGAAGCTCGCGCCAACCGCCCTCGCTCTCGAGGCTGGTGACATCCACGCTTTCCGCGTTGAAGCTCACCCGCGTGGCGCGCAGCCCCGCGATGGTCTGGAACTGCCCGTCCCCGGTCAGGTCCACCTTGATCAACAGATCCTTGCCGTTCTGTGCCGCCATGGTCCTTGCTCCTCTGGCCTATGCGTCGTCGAGCCGCGCGCGGAAGGTCAGGTCGATGCGCCGCACCGCTCCCGTCTGTTCCCGCCGCGCGCGCGCCTTCTGGAATGTCATCGCCACGATCCGACCCCGGCTGAGCGGCGGCCGCGCGCCGTCGAGCGCATCGCAGACCGCGCCCGCCGCCACCTTGGCCTGGGCAAAGCCCGCGGCGCCGGTGACGACCGAGACGGTGATGTCGTGCTGCGCCCCCGCGCCGGTACCGTCCGAGCGCTCGCGCACCCGTTCCGACCCAAGCGCCACGTAGAGCGGTGGCACCTCCCCCGGCGGCACGGCGTCGTAGACATGGCCGCCCACCAGTGCCGACAGCGCGGCGTCCCCCGCGAGCAGATCGTAGAGGGCCGCCTGAAGCGGGGCGGATAGCGCGTAGGTCATGCCGCCACCTCCTCTTCGGCGAAACAGACGAGGTAGCGCCCCTCCCGGCCCCGCTCCGTCACCGCCTCCAGCCGGAAGACCCGCGCGCCCTCGCGCAGGCGCTGACCGGGCACGGGCCGCATGGAAGAGCCGCGCGGCGCCGCCCGCAGCAGGATGCGGAACGAGGTGGAGGACAGGCTCACCGCCTCCCCCGCCCGGTCCCGGCCCGTGCGCGGCGAGATCTCGGCCCAGAGCACGCCCTTCTCGCGCCAGCCCTCGGCAAAGCCCCCGGCGCCATCCGGCAGCGCGCTGCGCTCTTCCAGCACCAGCCGGCGATTCAGCCTCGGCGCGCCGCTCATCGGCTCGCTCCCCGACCCGTCGCGCGTCCGGCACCCGGCCCGGCAAACAGCCGGACGGTGCGGTAGCGCTCGATCAGCGCCGTGACGCCGAAGGGCATGCAGCCCGCGCCCAGCGCCGTCTCGTCGCGGTACTCGTAGTAATGCGCCGCCAGCAGCAGCACCGCCTGGCCCAGATCCGCGGGCAGCTCGCCCCAGCACGCGGCATGGCCCGCCACCAGCACCAGCCGCGCCACGCCCTCGGTGGGGATCGCGGGCAGTGCCATCCCCGTCGCCTCGATCCGCGGCCGCTGATCGTCCTTCACCAGCCGGAACCGCTCCGGCGCCACCACCTCCTCGGCCCCGGTCGCCCCGACCAGCGTCAGGCTCGTCACTGCGGTCACCGGTGCCAGCGGCAGCCCCTGCTCCACCGGGTCGCGCCACTCGGCGATCTCCCAGCAGAAACTGCGGGTGATCAGCACCTTGCCCGTGCGCCCTTCGATGGCGGTGATCGCGGCGCGCAGGAACCCCTCCAGCACCGTGTCCTGCAGGTCGTCCTCGGCAAAGCCGCTGCCCAGCCGGAGATGCGCCTTGAAGTCCGCCACCGGAAGCGCGGCCTGCGGCACCCCCGTCTCATCGGTCAGCATCATGTGTATCCCTCCGAATATCCCCGGTTGCGGGAGAAATCGGCGCCCGCCGCCGCGCGCATAGGCACGAGGTCCGGCGGGCGCCCCCGGGCCCAGCGGCCCGGCACGGCCCCTTACGAGGTGCCGAATTTCAGCAGCTTGATCGCGGCAAAGTCGCTCACGTCCCCGCCCACGCGCTTGGTCGCGTAGAACAGCACGTGCGGCTTGGCGCTGAAGGGATCGCGCAGCACCCGCAGGTCGGGGCGCTCGGCCACGGTGTAGCCCTTGGCGAAGTCGCCGAAGGCCACCGCGAAGCTGCCGGAGCCGATGTCCGGCATGTCCTCGGCCACCAGCACCGGGTAGCCCAGCAGGCGCGCCGGCTCGCCCGCGGCCAGCCCGTCAGACCACAGGAAGCGCCCGTCGGCATCCTTGATCTTGCGTATCTCGCCCGCGGTCCTCGAGTTCATGACAAAGCTCGCGCCGGCCCGGTACTGCGCCCCCAGCGCATAGACCAGGTCGATCAGCGCATCCCCCGGCGCGCTGGCGGCAAAGGCGCCGTCCGCCCCGGTCGTCACGTAGCCCAGGCTGTCCCAGGACCAGCTGACCTGCGGCAAGGCGGCATGGTCGAGAAAGCCGCGCGGCTTGTCGTCGCCATCCCCGGTGACGAAGGCCGCGGCCTCGGCCCGGGCGAACTTGTCGGCGATGCGCTCGGCCAGCCAGCCCTCGAGGTCGAAGGCGCTGTCGTCCAGCAGCCGCTGCGAGGCCTTGGGCATCGCCGAAAGCTCGTGCAGCGGGATGCTGATGCGGTCCATCACCGGCGTGCCGGTCTCCGCCTGCGGGCCCGCCTCGGTGCCCCATCCCGCGCCCATGTCGCTCTGGTCGATGATCACGTCGTAGGAGGTCGCCTCCACGTGCACCACCTTGGCGATGCGCCGGATCGAGGCGCCGGACCGCAGCTGCCCCGAGATCGTCTCGGCGGTCTGCGGATCGACGAGGTAGCCGCCGTCGCCGGTGGTGGCCATGGCCTTGCCTTCCAGCTCGATGCCCCGCAGCGCCGCGTCGTCGCCCGAGCGCAGGTAGGTGTCAAAGGCCTTCTGGTGCGGGGCGTCGCCCTCCGCGCTCGAGGCCAGGGCCGGCCGCGCCGGGGCAAGAGATTTTCGGTCAAACATGGTCAGTCGCTCTTCCTGTTGCTGAAGCCTTGCGTTCACGTCGTCGCGGAACGCCCTGAAGTCCTTGGTGAATCCTTCCACTGCACGGCTCACCTGGCCGGCGGCGCTCCCGCTCTCCGTCTTGCTCGTCATCGCTCACCCCGTTCGTTGGATCCCGGCCGCCCTCGAAAGCTGTCGGCCATCTCATGGCGCGCGGCATCCAGCGCCGCCGCCACGTCGCGCAGCACCCGGTCCCCGGGGTCGTCCCCCTTGGACGCGACCCGCGCCTCGCGCAGCATCGGGAAGGTCACCAGCGACACTTCCCAGAGGTCGAGCTCGGTCAGCAGCCGCCGGCCCTGCGCGGTCTTCTCGGCGCGCAAGGTGCGGTAGCCGATGGACAGCCCGTCGATCGCGCCCGCCCCGATCAGCGCCACCGCTTCCCGGGCGCGGGCCACGCTGTCCAGCAGCCGCCCCCTGACCCAGAGACCGCGCGCGTCCTCGCACACCTCCTCCCAGATGCCGATGGGCTGGGCCGGGTCGTGCTGCCACAGCATCTTCACCCGCCGCCCCTCGGCCGCCATGCGCTTCAGCGAGGCGGCGTAGGCGCCGTTCGCCACGATGTCGCCGGCCTGGTCCTCGGCCCCGAAAAGGCTCGCATAGCCCTCGATCCGGCAATCTTCGCCCAGCGCCACCATGCTGTCGTCCAGCCGGCAGAACTTGCGCTCCAGCCCGCTCTCCATCATCCCGTCCATTCGCCGCTCTCCTCTCAGGGCCCCAGCCGCGGGGCCAGGTCCAGCACCCGCATCGCCGCCTGCGCCAGCACCATCCCGGCGACGCCGTAGACGGTCAGCCACAGGCGCTTTTCCAGCCGTTCCATCAGCAACTCGATCCGGTCGAGCCGCGCCTCCAGTGCCTCGAATTGCAGCTGCGCCACCCGCTCGTGGGCCTCCAGCCGCAGCGCCGGCGCGCAATCGAAGGACTCGAACCCGTAGCGTCCGCCCCGCTCATCCATCCGGATCCTCCCCGGCGGTCGCCTCCCCGCCCGGCGCGCCCTCCGCGGGCGGCAGCCCCAGCAGCGCGCGCTTTTCCGCCGCCGTCAGGAAGCCGGCCCCGCTCACCCGCCGCCACAGCGCCTCGCGCTCGGCCGCCAGCGCGGGCACCTGGTCGAGGTCGGGCTTCAGCTCCACCGCCTCGCCCACCAGCACCGACAGCCACTCGCCAAGCGCCGCCGTCACCCGCGCCGCCAGCGGCAGCACGGTCAGGCGATAGAAGGCCCGGTTGGCCTCCTGGTAATTGGCGTAGGTCGCCTCGCCGGGGATCCCCAGCATCATCGGCGGCACCCCGAAGGCCACCGCGATCTCGCGCGCGGCCGCCTCCTTGGTCTTCTGGAATTCCATGTCCGAGGGCGAGAAGCTCATCGGCTTCCAGTCGAGCCCGCCCTCCAGCAGCATCGGCCGCCCGGCATTGCGCGCGCCCTGGTGAAAGGTCTCCATCTCCGAGACCAGCCGCTCGTACTGGTCGTTGGACAGGATCCCCTGCCCCTCGGCCCCCTTCCAGACCATCGCGCCCGAGGGCCGCGCGGCATTGTCCAGGAGCGCCTTCGACCAGCGCGAGGCGGCGTTGTGCACGTCCAGCGCCATGGCCGCCGCCTGGATCGGGCTCAGCCCGTAATGGTCGTCCTGCGGGTGGAAGCTGCGGATATGGCAGACGGGCCGCCACGGGCCGGTCACGTCGAAGCGATGCTTGCGGCCCCCCACCGCGTATTCGTAGCCCACGGGCCAGCCATCGGCGCCCGGGATGATCCGCATCCGGTCCGAACGCAGCACGTGCAGCTCCGCTGGCACGCCCTCGCCGCCCACGGCTTCCATGTAGCCGTCGCCCGACAGCAGGATCTGGCCGTAGAGCGCCTCGAGCAGTTCCGCCCGCCCCTGCGCGGGGTTGGGCCGCCGCACCAGGTCGAGCACCGGGTGGCTGTCATAGCGCCGCGCGTCCCCCTCCAGCACCAGCGGCAGCGCCGCCGCCGCCTCTGCGATGAGCTTGACCGCGCGAAATCCCACCGGGTTCCCGGCAAAGCCCGCCCGCGTCATCGACGACGTGTCCCGCGGGCTCCAGGCGACGCGGCCCGACCCGGCCCAGGCCATCACCCGGCCCGCGGCGCTCGCCTTGCTCTCCGGCTGAGCCGCGGCCTTTCGCCGAAATCCGAACAT